AATTTTACCAGAAGGAAAAATAGTAGACCAAAACTTTACAATAACAGACCCTGATAATCCTCGCATTACATTAAATCCAGTTGTTGGCATATCATATTATGATTATGAAATAGAAAAAAACAATAAAAAAAGAACAATTTATATATTAAAACCAGAGTATGTTCAACAATATTTAAATGATATTCGTTCTATTATGTACTATGAAAAATCTTCACAGTACATTAATACGAAATTAATAAAAACGGAAAATACTAGAAATACATCACCATAAGAGTTTTAGATTTTTATCGTATACTAATACATAACGGTGCTTGCGGGAGCGGTCTTTCCATTCTCCTTCAGCACCTTTAATTTTTCCTCTAGAGTGTTTAGTTCCGTCTGCATAGTAGAAATCTTTTTTTGGGTCTGTGAGTCCGCAATATTTAAAATTACAAGCACGATAGATTGTACCATTATGGAAATCACTATCAGCGTAAGAGATGATTGCTTTGACTTCAATATCCTTTCGTAACTGTTTAATCGCTCTCGAAACGAACCAAGAAGTGATATTATGCTCTCCTTGTTGGGTGATAGGATGTATACAAAGTCGTGAAAGTTCAAAGAGTCCTTCTTGTTCATTTCTTGCTAAACCAAATGCTCCTTTTGCGATTTCTGGTACTGGAAGTCCAGTGAAAATACAAACTCCTAGAAGACCACCAACATTCAAAGGACTGAAATGATTCTTCTTAAAAAGTCCGTAATTATAACCAGACTTGAATCCTTTTGAAATATCTTTAAGATAGTGGTACTCTAGGAGTAGTTCTTCTGCTTGTTTTTTGGAAATCTTATCAATATAATAATCAGATTTCATAAAAAAAGAGGGGAGATCTCGCTCCCCTCATTATAGCATAATCAGTCGTCAGATGCTAATTTTGCAAAATACGACAAGGCATCGTTGTCATCATCTTCATCAACTGTAGGAGTAGAAACTCGACGAGTAGGTTGGAGATTGCTGATTTCATCACGAAGATCATTAGTCAATTCACGAGTAGAACCACGGGTGTATTCTTCTTCGTCCTCAACTTCTTCATCGATCCGAGTTGACTTGGTTCCCAAAACAGAACTAAGGCGCTTTTTGAGTTCTTCGTAAGTTTTATACTCGGAAGGATTAAGGAATTCCGCAAGAGAATACTGCTTTTTCCAGATTGCTTCCAGAGCATCATCATCGTTAAGGAGAGCACCCTGAGAAGCAAACTCACTAGAATCATAGTTACGATAACCAGCAACGTTCTTTGCTTTCAGTTTGAAGTTAGCACCTTGCCAGAAGTCAAATGGATCAATTGGAGATTCATCCTCAAATTCAGGTTGCATAGATTCAGAGATCTTATCAAAGATCTTTTTACCATATTTGAAGAGGAACACTTTGCCTTCGTTTTCAGGATTGGCAGGATCCTTTACAACATAAATGTTAGAAACATAAGTCAGTTTACGCTTTTGCTTGCGAGCAACTTCTTTGCCAGCATCAGTACCGTTATTCCAAAGACCAGAGTTGTGCTCACAAACGGGACATTTCTGATTAAGTGTGGTAAGGCAGTTATCAATTAACCAACCACCAGGACCTTGAAATGCGTGAGAATAGATTTTAACAAAAGGAAGATCTTCACCTTCAGGAGCAGGAAGGAAACGGATTACGGCATATCCATTACCGCTTTTATCTACATCCAGTTTCCATACACGCTCATCGGAAGAACTGCCACTAGTATTCATTTTTTCGACTTCTTTCACCAATTTAGCGGTGAGAGAACCAAGTTTAGACTGTTTTTTGAGATCGGCAAATGCCATTTTAGATACCTCGGATAATTTGGATTTGTTGGATTACTTGGATAGTATAGCAGGGATCCCTCGATCAGTCAAGATACTGCTTGAGGGACTCAATTGATTTGTTCATACTATTAAAAAGTAAATTAATATCAGTCTCTGGAGAAAATCCCATTAAAGCAACCGACTTTCGAAGATTTTCTTTCATTTCAACTGCTGTTGGATCATCAGAAAGAGACAGTCGTGTATACATTACACGTTGCTTTTCTAACAAAAGAGACAATTTCTCAATATGTTCCAATTTACTTTCACGAGTCATTATAGCAAAAGTTAAAATACTTCCGTAAATTTCTTCTTGTAATTTATTAATTTCTTGTAATTCTTCACGAATTATATCAGAATCAAAAAAACTACTCATCTATAATATCTCGCAAAATTTTTTTGTATTGAAACATATTAATATTTATGAAAGGATCATATTTTTTAATCTTTAAACTTACAGTCTCCCATATAGGATCCGTTAGTTTATTATCAAATTTTTTTGAAAATTGAAAAATTTTCTCATAAATTACAAAAATTTCTAAATGTAATTTTCCACCTAAAAATTTTTTAAGTATTATTGGATGTCCATTGCTACAATCAAAAATTTTTTCTAATTTATATTCCGAAAATAAATCTAATGATTGATCTTTAAATAGATATGTTAAACTTTGTTGCTTTTTCATCCATTCTGCATAAATTCTTTCTCCAGAATTAATAATTTCTCCGATCCATAAATTCGATGGATTGTCAGTTGCAACAAAATTTGCTAACAAAAAATCTACTATCTCTTTATCAGAGTATTTTCTTGAACTTTTTTCAAAAAAATATTTGTCTTTACGTTTATTGAATGATGCGATAGTTGCTTTTGATTTCCCCCCATACTTAAAAAAGTCATATTTACTATTCGTAAAATGACTTTTCATCGAAAGATAAGTTTGATATGTCTCAAAAGGACTCATAACGGAAGTTTAGCACGCGATGTTTTTTTCATAAAGTTGAGACGAATGGCATCCCATTTAATCCTTTCCTTAAGTGGTTTTGAAATAAGTTTCGTAATTGATTCTATATCAAGATTATTAGTTTCGCAATAGTAACAAATTGCGTCAATATAATTCATTTTTTCAATTGAAACAATATTCTCTATCTCTAAAGAAAATTTAGATGGAGTCAAAAACTTATTTTCTATTGCCTGTTCTAAAGTTTCTTCATATCTAGGAGAATACTCGTAGAAAGAGTCGTTCCTTACATTAGTCTTTCCGTCTTTTCTTATTTTTTTATTTGGTTCCATAGAGCTCCAGTTTATCCCTAACAAACTCTCTAATGTATTCGGTGAGTAGTTTGATGTATTTTGATTTGTCTCTTTCTTCATAAACGACGCATTCTCCATTTTCGCAAGCCATAATGATTACAAGTTTTTTAACTGAAATACCAGTTAGTTCGTAAAGCATACATCCATATGCCATACATTGTACAAAATAATGCTCAATCCATTCAACTGGTTTTGGTTTTTTAGACGTTTTAAAATCGATTATCGCCAATTCGCCATCAAACTCCGCTATGCAATCTACAGTTCCAGCAATACCTAAATGTTTGCTATAAAGAGAACCTTCAAGAGCATAGACATTATTTATACGATTAAGATTTTCTTTTGCAATCTTAAATAAAAAATTTGAAAGGGGTTGAACTTCTGGCAATTCTATAGAATTTTTTAAATACTCCTCAACTAATGTGTGCATGTCTGTGCCACGACTAGTTGCTTGTTTGGTAATTTTATTTGCTTTTTCTTCCCCAACTTTTTTACGCCAGTTAGCAAAAAACTGGCGATTTTTGTGACTAGTAACAGATGTAATTGAAACTAATTTAAGCAATTCATCCTTATCAGGAACTTTATAATACCGAATTCCATCTATAGTTTCCCTCTCAAGTTGAGAGAGATTCAAATCAACGTGATTAAACATTAAAGACCAGATTCCATTTTTGCAACGATGTATTCTTTAACAAGTCCAGAGCGAACAATATCATCAACACCAAATTCAATTATATCAAAAGAAGGCATTTTACGCAAGATAGTCATAAAATCAACAATACCATTTCTATCATTACTCTTTACAAGATCTGACTGTGTAGCATCACCACAGAACATAATTTTAGAATTTTCACCAACACGAGTAATAATAGAATCTAATTCGTGATAAGTGCAATTTTGAAATTCATCAACAATAATGATTGAATTATCTAATGTTGTGCCTCTAAGAAAAGATGTACTCCAAAATTTTATTGTTTCTTGACCTTTAAGATTTCCATAAAGCATTTCAAAATCAGAATCCGTAGGCATTTGAAACATATATTTTACCATGTTCTTATATGGAATTTGGTAAATATCAGATTTGTCTTCATATGTTCCAGGAAGAAATCCAATTTCTCTGGTAGCTACGAGTGAACGAACGACATAAACTTTTTCATAGGGAGTTTTTTCATTTAATACTTCTTTAATAGCATTATATAAAGTTATAAAGGTTTTTCCTGTTCCAGCACATCCATAAGCAACAAGATGCCTTTGAGATGCGTAAGAATGAAAAAGTTTTTTTTGATTTTCTGTAAGAGGTTCTATATCTAACAGATAATCAGAACTAAGTGGTTTTCTGCGCTTTGCTTGGCGAGTTGTTAAACCAACTCCGATTGGTTGATCGTTTGTTCTTTTCTTTCTTGTCATATTAGAGATTTAAGAATTAAATAGTTAAAAAATTAGATCATTAAAAAATCACAAAGGTTTAACATTAGATCCTGGCATTTTACCTGCACGATCTAAAATCGTATTCCATGATGGATGTTTTGATGTTAATTTGTTTTGCCAATCTCCAACTTCACCTGGAGTTGCACATCCTTCCGACCAATCCCTCTGCCATTCAGGATTTTCCTTATACCATTGTTGAATATCATGAACACTCATTTCAACAATTCTTTTTTCACCAGTCTCTTTGTGAATAATTGGATAAATTGCCATAAAGTTACAATATCAAGATAATTTATTTAGACCCACTCAAGGGCTTCTGAAACCGATGGAAATTGCCCTTTAAAAACTTCTTTACAAGCAAGTGCAATATCCATGTGTTCTTGCTGCGTTCCATTGGCAGAACGAAGATTGATATAATGTATCCATGACCTGCAAGAGCCACTCATATAGATGCGTGTGGGCGTTGCTAAGGGCAGTACGAACCTTGCACACTCCTTTGCCACTCCGTGAGAGAGAAGTTCCTTGTAGAGGCGCATACCCTCCGCAAAATGCTCTTGAATTTTACTCTGAAGGGTCAGTTTTTCATAATCACCAATATCATCAATACTATTCTGACGATTCTTAGTATCCTGACGACGAAGATCTGGAACAGGAATGTAATCTCCTAACAAAGAACTATCTGCATATCGTTGTGAAAATTCCTGATATGTAAAGCTCCTATGTCGAAGTATTTGTGCTGCTATACCACGATTAGTTTCAATCTCAAGCGTCATAAAAGACTGTTCAAAAACAGACCAATGATTATGCTTAATACAATAAGCAAGCAACTTGGCATAGTTTTCGTTGTCTTGATTCGCTGGATTGCTAACTCTAGCAACATATGCCATTGTCTTTTCTGCATCGGGAGTAACACTGATGAGTTTTACTGTCATTTCTTTCCAAATCCTTTTGATGTTTGTGCTTCTAGTTCTTTTATTTGTTCTTTTACTGCACGAAGTTGTGCCCTCATTTCTTGAATTTTATCATCACTATAGAGATAATCTTGCTTGATCAATCTTTCAAGAAGTTTTACAAGTTTCTTTGCTCTTGACGTTTCAGACATCTAAATCAGAATCCTCAAATATTTCGTCGTAATCTAAAAGTGGTCTTTTTCTAACCTCTGGTTCTATGTGTTTATAAGCAGAGACATCAGAATAAACTTCTGCTTTAAGAGAATCAACCAACAGTTCAAGATTACGGACGATGAGTTTTAGTTTTTCTTTGTCCATAAGATACCATTCTCTTCCAAGATTTTAGCATAAAAAAAGGAGGGGATCAACCCTCCTTTACTTCAAGCAACTTGTGGTTGCTTTGCCATATTCAGTTGTGCATTATGGAGGAGTTGCTCCTTCTTTGCCTTTTTCTTGAGATAGCGAACGAAGTAAGTATTCATTTGTGCCCCTCCTTTACAAACTTAACACCACGATAGGTTTCGTTGTATTGTTGGGGTTGCTGCATCATTTGTTGCTGAT